TAATCAGTGGTGTGTTAATGTGAATATACACATAACAAATGATGAAGAAATTAAAGATGGGGATAAGAGAATTAATAATTACCAAAGGAAACCTAAAGGGGAGGAAATTCCAAGTAAAAAAATTATCCTAACAACAGACCAAGACTTAATCAAAGATGGTGTACAAGCTATTGATGATGAGTTTTTAGAATGGTTTGTAAAAAATCCAAGTTGTGAATTTATTGAGGTTAAAAAAGTAGAACACTTAACCAACCAGCCTTATAGACTAACTATTCCAAAAGAAGAACCTAAACAAGAAACAATTGAAGAAGATTCTTTTATAGCAGGAGAAGAATCTTTTAAAGAATTTAGAAAATTTATTTTAGAAGCTAATAGATTTGATTTTGTTTGTGGGTTTACAGCAGGTGCTAAATGGCAACAAGAAAGAAGTTATAGTGAAAAAGAAGTTATTGACATACTTGTAGAATTTTCTGCTGAAATGAAAAATATTAGCAATATTACAAAATGGTTTGAACAATTTAAAAAGAAATAATATGAAACAACTTACACTTGAAGAAGCTGCTGATGCTATTGAGACAAAATACACAAATGGTAAAAGAAATAATTTTAAATACGACATTGATTGGGTAAAATACATACTATGGACAATAATTTGTGTTTGTTTTGGTATGGTGTTAGGAATGTTTACTACTAAATTAATATACGGTTTATAACAATTTAAAAAGAAATAATATGAATAAAATAAAAATATATCTAGATGATGTAAGAACACCAGTTGACCCAACTTGGAAAGTAGTTAGAAACTATGACCAATTTGTAGATCAAGTTAATTATTATGGATTAGAAAACATTGAAGTAATTTCATTAGATCATGATTTAGGGCCTTCAGCAATGGCCGAATGGCACTCAAACGTGTATCACAATTACGAATTAAATTATGATAACATTGAAGAGAAAACTGGAATGGATTGTACTAAATGGCTAGTCAATCAATGGCTAGATGGTAAACCTGTTGTTGATGTGGTAATACATTCTGCAAATGCAGTTGGTAGCGCAAATATGATGGGGTACATAAACAATTACAGACACATTCATAGATTACCTCAAAATTGTGTAAGAGTACAAATAGAGCATACAGTATGAAATGGATTTTAATATGGGCAGCTTATGAATTTATAAGACCCCGAATAATATGGTTATGGTATTATTTAATAAATAAAGGAAGTAATTAATATGGAAGACTTTTTCGAAGAAATAAAAAACAGACCAAGACCAAACTTCTTTAGAAGAATATGGCTGTGGTGGAACCATGATGGTAAATACTATCACAAGTACTTTAAGAATGGAGTAAAGAATCTATGGTATTGGTTACCAATCATCTGGAAAGATAGAAATTGGGATTCCCACTATATTTTTGAAGTTTTAAAACATAAACTCAAATCACAAGCTAAATATATTGGTGATAGGAACCGGCATACTCGAGCCCAACAAGATGCTCGTAGAATGAGATTATGTGTTTCTTTAATTGAAAAAGTACAAGATGAAACATATGCCATGGAGTACATGGATTACGGTAAAGACAGAGTATGGTTCACACCATGTAATGATGGAACAGGAAATTCATTATACAATTCAGAAGAAGTATGGGAAAATTATGATGAGTATTTCAAAAAATATCCTTTAGTTTATAAAAAAGTATTAAAAGGAGAAGGAGTATTTACTTTAAATGGTAGAGATGAATCTGATATGAAAAGAATATTAGCAATGAATGTTGCACATTTGAATCATGACAGAGCAAGAAAGCTATTATTTAAAATAATGGAGTCAGAAATTGAAAAATGGTGGATGTGATATTATAGAGAAATGGTGCAAACAAGCTATTTATACTAAAGGAAATAGCATGGCATACGTTTATTCACATACAAGAGTTGACACAGGAGAAATTTTTTACATAGGAATAGGATCTGATAAAAGATATTCAAGAGCTTTTTGCAAAAAAGGAAGAAACAGTTACTGGTATAAAATTACAAACAAGACAGGGTATACCGTCACAATACTTCTAGACGGACTGACTTGGGAGGAGGCTTGTAGCGAAGAAGTGCTTTTAATAAAAAAGTTAGGTAGGAAAAGCGAAGGAGGAATTTTAGTAAATATTACAGAAGGGGGAGATGGATTTAAGTCTAATCATTCACAAAAAACTAAAGATCAAATTCGGGATTTTTATAAAGGGAAGAAATATGAGGACATCTATGGAGGAAAAAGAGCTACTGAACAGAGGGAAAATAGAAGGAGAGGGGTAGAGAGTGTTTGGCAAAACAGAACCGCAGAAGAAAGAGATGCTATTAGAAGGAAAATTAGCAAACCAATCCTACAGTACACTAGGGACATGGTATTTATCCGAGAATGGAACTCCACCTCTCAAGCAGGGCAAGAACTAGAACTCTCAGTATCTGCAATTAGCCAATGCCTGCGAGGTGGGGCTAAGACCTCGGGAGGTTTTATCTGGAAATATAAAAACACATGACAAAGTTATATAAATACATATTCATACTATTCTCAGTCTTTACTTTCAGTCAAGAACATATCCTAATAGGTGATTCACAAACATACCTACTAGCCAAACATTCAACTGAAATCAAACAGATAAAACGTTTATGCCAATCAGGCATAGGCGTTATTGAATTGAATAGTAAAATACGTAATTACCGTGTATCTCCTGCAGTTAAAAGTGTAAGTGTATGTATTGGGGTAAATGATAATTACAAAGACACAGGTATAAGTATTTTATTAAATACTATTAAAAGAACTTTCCCAAACGCTCGCCTTTTTATCATACAAGGTTCATGGGGTTGGGGTAAAGTAAAGAGAATGAATCAAAACACTCTAAATAACTACTACAAACATTTTTCAGGTACAATAATATACCCAGCAATTGGGAAAGGAGATCCACATAGGGATAAAAAAATTTATAGAATTATAATGAAAAATTTGGAAACTCGGATTTAATTTCGTATATTTAAGTATAAATTTAAAACAAAGGTTATGAAAAACATACACGTATTAACAACATTAAGTCCAAGTAGGATGTTAAGAGGTTTTGACGGTATTAGGTTATTTAAAAACGAAGTATCACCTGATAATCAGTGGTGTGTTAATGTGAATATACACATAACAAATGATGAAGAAATTAAA